CGGGCGCGGGCTTCCATCTCAGTCGTAAAGATGTCGTTAGCGTAAGCAGCCTTGACTACATCAGTATAACTCTTACGGAGTGTAGAAATCTTATGGCCTACCATCTCGCCAGTAGGCTTACCCTCATCATCTACAATCTCAATACGTGCAGCAGGCTCTTCCTTGGTGCCAGTAATCTTGACAGGGATGTTAGGGACGTTGCCGTCACGGATGACCTGACGGACGATACCACGAGCAGTGCCACCACTAGAGTTCCAAGACACACGGTCTCCGGTGCTTACGTTCTTTGCTTTCTTGATTGCACTGTAGGCAGCGGACATTGCTTTTCCTTCGTCTTGGGTATCGCTATAAACTGAGTTGAAGACTTCCTTGAACTGCTGACGCTTGCTCTCAGGAACATTACTAGGGACTTCGGAGGCAGAACTATAAGGCATTATTCTTTCACCAGAACAGCTTCAACAAAGATTGAGACTTCATTAGTGCTGGAGGCTGACTTGGCCATAAACGAGAAGTCAGTCTTTTCACCAATACGAAAGGGGATTTGACGGTCGTAGGAAACCTGAGAGGCGTTAAATGAGGCTTCTGCTACGTTGTAGATAACCCCAGATGGGAACTGAAGATTATTACGTATAAAAATAGTCTTGTTGGTATCTACAGTGCCACAGTTTACATCAATGCGGCAAAGGTGTATGGAGTAGCCAGCAGGTACAGTATAAAAACAACCTTGTTGAACACCAATCTCAGCTTCTAGATACCCGTAGGTAATACCACCGTTTGAGATAGTTACGTCGCCAGAAAGGTTGGGGGTGGCAACTACAGCAGCATCATTGATACGAAAGAAGGATTGTGTAGTCGTAACTGGTGTGGTGCCTGTGAGAGTAATTACCTCAAAGATACGATTGTAGTTAGCATCAAGACCACTAATACGAATTTGTGCAGTGTCTCCAGCATCCGTGCTAACTACATCCATCTGGACTGCTGATGAGGGATACTGATAAATACCACCACCATCGTTAAACACTGTCTCGTAGGCAGTTCCAATGGTACGGTTAAACCCGAAGATGTTAAGAGGTTCTATTTCACCTATAAGACCACGGGAGATAGCCAACCCAGAGTCACGAAAGTCTAACCTTCCCCAACTAGGCATCGTTAGATTCCTGCGTAGGAATACCACCGTCCGGATCATAATCAAGTTCAGCAATATCCATAAGATCACGGACAGTTTCGGGGTGATCTGCAACAGAAATGTCAGCTTGGTTAAGGTTACGCAAGAAGCCAGCAATCTCACGAAGGTCATGGGGGGCTACATCACCAGCCTCAATAGTAGGCATAAGGGCAAAGTCCAGACCGTTTAATTCCCACAGAGGCTCTACAAGCTGTTTATTAAGCACATCTACAATAGTCTGGATATAGCTCTCTAGAGCACGTAGGAACAAGTCTGTCTTGGATTTACTTAAGGCGTAGGAGCCGCCTTGACTGCCCAGCATAAGAAATTCACTTAATACGCTACGTGCAATATCGTGTTGATACCGTCTCACTATTGGGTCAATATCAATGTTACGGTTGCCCTGAGAGGACATAAGCTCTACATCTACCATACGGATGTCTGTAGGCTCACCCTCTTTACCCGGATAGGTATCAGACGGAAGAACAATATAACCTTGCTCATTGAACTTAACATCGCGAAGGATAGTCTGGAGGTTCTGTAGAAAGCCCTTTTGTGCAGAGGTAGCATCAGCGGAAAGATACTCAGCAGGGATACGGGCTACAGGAATACCAGCAAGCTCACGTTCAACAGCGATAGCTTCAATAGACTGGAGATTGTTTAGATACTCATAAGAGGTATAAGCATTACGGATAATTGGTCTACCAGAAGGGTCATTGTTAATGCTAGTGGTCCGGTAGTAAAGGCTCTTACGGCTAGGGATGTAGTGCTTCTGGTTGCCATAAGAACCCTCTTGATACATACCAAGGATTTCACCAGACTTCTGGTCTACATCAAATCGTGAGACAGTCCAAGGAGCACGGGAAGCAATCTTACGGACACCAATTCGGCCATCATTGAATTTGGACCGCTTCTTAGGGTTCTGTGTATCCATTCCTTGACGACGCTTATATACAATCTCAAACCAACTAAAGCCATAACTTAAGAATGACAGTGATTCAGAGATGTGGTCATCCAAGGTGTGTTCCATATCACCCAAGACACTCTCTACAAACTCAGCTTCACGCTTAGCAGCCTCCGAATCATCAGCAGGCTTAACCTTCATATCTACATCACGAAGGATTTGCTCTACCGAATACATAACAGCACCAATAGTGCTATCGTTCTCCCGCATCTCCCTGAATTTCTTAATAGCCCGCTTACCACGAAGCTCAGGAAGGAACTCATCAGCCCGAATCTGTCCGTTACGTGTATTGTCCCCTGCGACCCCAAGGATTTGCTTTGATTCTGATTCGGACAGCATCTTAGCCATTTATCTAAGTCCTTTGGCGTTGCTATAAACAAGTTGGAGTTGGGGCTTCTGGTAGCTACCAAGCATAAGGTCAGTCAAGGCCCATACAAGAGCGTCAAGGCGGTCAGGAGAGCCAATACTACCAAGTGGCTCCCACGTTCTCTGCTGCGTCTCAAGTTCGTTGAGGTTGTAGCCATCTTCGGGGTTTCTTACGTGATAGACAAGACCACGTTCGTATAATGCAGAAATAGGTTCAGCCCTAGCGAACTTACCTCTGGATGCGTGGACAAGTTTAATAGGAACAGTTTCATCTTCTACCTCAATAGTCCTACGCACCATGTCTCCGCCTTGGTTACGCTCGGCTACAATCCTATCCGCTTGGTAGTAGTGATAGAGTTCGATAGCCTTGGAAGCCCAACCTTGAGGACTTAGACGGTCTGTGTAGTCACCTAAGACATAACCCTTTCCGTTGACATCAACACCAGCTACAACAATACCAGTCATGTCTGATTCTTTGTTAGCCGTGGTCGCAGGGTCCAGTGAGACTACAATTCTATTGAGTTGGAGAATGTCTTTACGGTCAAGTTGGGCTTTATCCAGCATCTCCGTAGTCCACAGAGCACCTTCAGCCTCTTCCATGACCTCAGCATAAAGTTCTTGTCTGCCTAGCCGAGTGCCTTCATACTGGTCCTTAACAGCCTTTAGGTAGGTGTCAGCAAGGTTGGCAGCATTATCAAAGGTAGAACCAGTCGTAATGTGGGTAGTTGGGTCTTTAACTAGCTTACGAACAAGTTTAGTGGGTTTGGGTGTAGTCGTGACACATACTTTGCGGTGCTTACCTAGACGTAGGGTAAACTGAAGCATGTCCCAAGTATCAATGTCCTTATTCCAAGCGGCAAGCTCATCACACCAAGCTGCTGAAAATTGAGGACCACGTAGACGTTCAGGCTCTTCTGCTGAATAGAACTCTACTTTAGCACCATTAGCCCATGTGAGACTACGCTTAGTAGGGGACCACTCAGGAAGACCTAATTCTTTACCTTTGTGGGTCTTATCACCCTGCCAGCAAGTATTAAGGAAACCTGACTCACCCTTAACCATAACACGTTCAATATCTGAGTTGGTAGCAGCTACAGCAGCAATACGTTTATGACCTTGCTTAACCTGTTCTCTTACCCACTCAACACCAGCCCTAGTCTTACCAAAACCTCGACCAGCATTGATGAACCAAGTGTTCCAATCACCTTCAGGTTCTAGTTGCTCTGGCCTCGCCCAAAAATTCCAATCATGATGCAAATGCTCAAGTTGTGAAGGAGACAGTTTGGAAAGGGCAGTTTCCACCTCATCAGCCGGGAGTTCTCTCAGAACTTGTGCATTCAACATCTTCTACATACCTTGCGTAGATACCTTTGTGGACCTTACCCGGCTCTCGTACAGTTGCTGCTAGGTGGGCTTGGTGGTGACTGAATCATACGATAATGGGGTCGGGGCCTGTCATGACTGCCTTACCTACTCTGTTTCCTCAGTGCGGCGCTAGGCTATCCAGCTTTCAGGCTAACCCCACCCACTATTCTTCATCCCCTTTACCCAGAGCCTTCATAAGAGCATTGATAGCAGCTTCTTCTTCTTCGTCTTCACTACCAACCTCACGGGTCTCTACAGTCTCTTTAGGCGTCCAACCACCTTGGGTTCGCAGGTAGAACTCTCGGGCTTTCCAAGTGTTACCAGCTTCAGGATCACCATTCAGGGCTTGGTCTACAACCTTATTACCTACAGCCTCAATAGTAGAACCACGGG